ACAGGAAATTTAACTGGTAACGTTACAGGAAACGTCACAGGCAATGCCAACACTGCCACTGCGTTGGCTACCGCTAGGAACATCGCAGGACAGAGTTTCGACGGTACCGGTGACATAACGATTGCATCAACGGACCTTTCAAACACATCCGCCATAACACTAAACACAGCAAGTCAGACGCTGACCAACAAGACACTGACGTCTCCACAGATCAACACACAGATTGACGTACTGGCACAGGGACAGGTGAGATTACAGGACACCGCGGGCGGACAGTACATCGCATTGAGGGCTCCAGGAACCGTCACATCGAACACCATACTCACACTGCCGGACGGTGCAGGGACATCGGGACAGGTCTTATCGACAGATGGTACTGGGGTGATGAGCTGGGCTGACGGTGGCGGTGGGGGTTCTGGATCCAGTTATCCTAACTCGACTATATCAACCCTGCCGGGATCAGATGGCAACTACGACCTAGCCAAGAACGCCGCGCAGGACACAGCGGAGACACCGTTCGAGTCGGGCGGAACTGACGCATTCGGCGTGAACCTTGGTACTGTGTTCGACATGATGGACCCCATCGGCACGACGGAGACAACGGACCTAGGCGCTGACGAGGCCTACGTGGGAGCATAATAGAATTAAAATAAATATTAAAGGAGAAACAAATGCCAACAACACTACAATTTAGAAGAGGAACAACAGCACAGAACAATGCGTTCACGGGCGCACTGGGAGAAATCACAGTGGACACCACAGAAGACGCTATCAGAGTACACGACAACTCCACAGCGGGTGGCTTTGAAACTGTTGCGAGAGAGGCAAAATACGCCGACGTGGCTGAAAGATATCATGCCGATCAAGTTTATGAGCCAGGCACAGTTGTCAGTTTTGGTGGCGAAACAGAGATCACACAAAGCCAGCAGGATGCTGACAAACGAGTGGCAGGTGTTCTATCAACAGACCCATACTGTGTGATGAACAGTCCACACAGACAACCAGAATTACTTTCAGAACTACACCCACCGATCGCATTACTGGGTAGGGTACCGACAAAGGTCGTAGGAACAGTCACAAAAGGTGACATGATGGTGTCCAGTGCGACAGCGGGTCATGCCAGAGCATGGACCGAAGATAGTAACCCACCAGCAGGAAGCGTGATTGGAAAGAGTCTGGAAGATAAGACTAGCGAAGAAGCCGGTATTATTGAGGTTGCTGTTGGAAGACTTTAAACTTTAAACAATCAAATCTAGAATAGTCTGTAACTTGCCCTTTATACTTTTGTTGTTGAGAGTGTTCCTCAGTCCCATGTGAAGGTTCTTGGGCCAGCACTCGAACGCACACCAACAGTAGCCGGAATGTTCCGCATTTAATTTTGGTATGAACTCTGACTCTATGGCCACGAGATATGTGTGGAAGAAGAACTTCTGATCGTTTGACGTGAACATTTCTAATGGTATAACTTTCTTGAACTTGGGTAAACTACCCGTTTCTTCCTCTATCTCACGCTTCAGGCCTTCAAAAGCACTCTCTGTGAATTTGCTTTTACCGCCAACCAATCCCCACATGCCTTGTGTCTTACGATCAGTCCTTTGTAGGAACAGGAAACGTTTGGTGCTAGTGGCGTAGAACAGTGCGCCAGAACAGACTATGTTTTCTTTCATGATTTATTATAACAATTATGGGGTGGTAACGTCAAGGCTTGAGTTGTATCCTGGATCTGCACCACCATCTAGCACTATGCTCCAATTGCCTTGGGTGTAAACTCCTTCGTATGATTTCACCCATTCTGTTCCGTTGAATCTGTACTGTATTCCTGTATTCAAATTAGTAACATAGTGTTGTGTTGAGTCTGGATTTGATGCGTCAAAGGCCACATTCCATTTTGATGTTGAACTGTCGTATTCTATGATGTCTCCAACGCTGGCCACTAATGTGCCCCATGTCTGACTCTGGAAACTGGCAGTGCTGTCTCCAACGTCATTGATCACAAGATACCTGTCACCATTCACGGCTGTGCCTGGATCGAATGTTGCTGGATTAATGATCTTCTTAACTGCTGTGAGAGAATTGGTTGGTATCGTGTCGCCGTCTATTGTGTACAACAAAATAGTATCATCCAGCGTTGACGTTGCTATGGTACCAACTATCTCGTTTCCGTTTGGCTGTGTCAATCTTATCTGTGACGTGCCGTTCGTGACCTTGCCATACTGATCCAGTAGAACTTTCCAATTCACTGCTGGTCCAAATGTTTCGAAAGGATCGTAGTTGCTTGGCTCGTTTGCACCTGTGTGGAATCCATCTCCTCCTGATTTAACATTTGTGCCTGTTGAACCTAATAATCGTAATTGATTTCCCGTCACTAACAATCCAAAGTTGTTTGGCGTGATGTAACTTCTCGATGTAAGTTCCCCGTCTATTAATCCTTTTGCTATGCCACCGTCATCGTCATATATGCTCATGATGATCTTTTGTACGACACCCAGTTTCTTGACTTTCACCGGTGGTGATAACCATATTGGCATGGAAAAAGTTAGCGTGGCAACATCTATCTCTGAATCTGCCCCAACAGGAATAGTTCTGCTACTGAATGTTGTACCTGTCAGTTCAACATAACTCAAACTGGTCCAGTCTATGTAGTTGTCTGTTTTCTGTATCTCGAAGTCTGGATTGAAAAGATACAATATCTGTTCCATGATCTGTAATTTCTGATCCGTGTTCGTTGTCCAAATGTCCGCTGACACTTCCATCCTGAACGGACTTGGCATCACCTTCTCGACAGTGTACCCTGCACCCATCTCGTTGGTGTAGTTGCCGTCTGCATCTATGCCTCTTTCTCTCAAATGCTGTTTCTCTATGTGATAAGGATTCTGCATCCTTTCCCTATCGTAATTTAATTCTCTGACATAAGCGGCAATCCTCGGTGCGTACTGTAGTGCGTTCTCTGAATTGTTCCTGATAATGTTTGCGACCTGCCTCGTTGGATCTCCGTACACCACAGGCACTGCTCTTAATTGCACGGAATCATCACTGCCTTTGCCCGTCTCCACGGAGAAGTTGCTCAAGATCCTAATGAATTGAGTGAGGAATTTTCTAACCTGTCCTTCGTAAAAGTGTAACATCCTTAATTGTCAGCCTTTGGTTTCAGTGCATCTGTCAACGACTGTCTCTGTTTGACTGTTAATCCGTTTATTGTAGATTCTGTACTATTGTTGACAAAACTTGTTTTATAGTTTGATCTAGAATCATTGTTTGTTGTAGTTATTCTAACACTATCTTCTATTTTCACCCATCTGACTCCGTCATAACGGAACAATCTGTTGGGTAAGAAATCTGTTCTCAAGAAATAATCGCCTTGGTCAACGCCAGACGTTGGGAATGTGATACCAAATCCTGCTGGATTTCCGTTGGGTGCCACACCGTCTCCATCCAAGTAGAATCCGTAGTGTGAACTTGCTGGTGTGTCTATCGTGGCATTCACAGTATTATTGCTACTTGCCCTCTGTGATGCTGTGTTGACATTTTCTGTCCTAATGTTGCCCCTTTCATCGATTGGTGCAACATAGTATTGTTTGTAGTTGAATCCTGCCTTTGGAGCATCCTGTTCTGCCTGTGCCACGATTTGATCGTTGATAGTCTTCTCCCTGTTGTATGTGCTCATGTAACTTGCAACTGATCCTGTGGTTGTTGCATCGCCTATGATGTCTTTGAATTCTTGCGAGTCGACTAGTGTCTTCATTTTCAATCTCAATAGATGCGGCCACCATGTTTGACTGAATCCTTCCGCGGCCCTGTTCACATCTTCTACAACGTAGTATCTTTTTAGTGCGATTGGCACGCTTTCATCCAGGGAATAATCTTCCTTCATGTGTGGGAATTCTATCACGTCACCACTCATTGGTTTCCTGCCAATCCTTTCCACGATATCGTTCAAATGCACTGTAAGGAATAATGTGTCATTCTGTAAGAACATGCCAAACTGTGATAAGTTGAAATCTGCATCTTGTACGTTGTAAATTCCCCTAACAACATACACATCATCTGAATATTTCCTATCTCTGTTCTCCAAGAACAGTAGATCTTGTATAGTTCTTTCGTTTAGGCTATCACCCGAATACTGAGGTTGTGTAGGCGATGCCGCACCATCCTTGTTTGTGTCTCCCTGATCGTAGGGTCCTAGGTATTTGTGTAGGTGTAGGTCCGTGCCACCCACTGTGAACATCTCTCGGATGTTGCGATCGAAGAACTTGTAGTCATTGCCTTTTTCAGGCTTAAAAATGGATAATCTTGGCATATCATACATATTTATTGCACAGGCAATGACTATAAATATGAGTATGTCAGAACTACAAACAGGACAACAGGAAATTTTTGATTACGTCAAGAACAATCTCGGTGACGGGATGATTGACGTGGAATTAGACCCAAAACACTATCAAACGGCACTGGAAAGGGCTGTGAACAAATTCAGACAGAGATCGTCGAATGCAGTGGAAGAATCATATGCTTTCCTTGAATTGAAAAAGAATCAGAACACCTACATCCTACCAGATGAGATCATCAATGTGAGGAATCTTAACAGGAGGACCGTAGGATCTAGGACCGAAGGTGGAGAGGGTGGTACATTATTCGAACCATTCAACCTTGCATACACGAATACGTATCTCCTGAGGGCAGGTGCCACAGGTGGACTGGCAACTTACTATGCTTTTGCATCATACCAAGAACTTGTTGGCAAGATGTTTGGTAGTTTCATACAGTTCCATTTTGACGTGGCGACTAAGAAATTAACAATTACTCAAAGACCTAGGGCAGATGACGAGACCGTGCTGATGCACACAGACAACTACAGGCCTGACATCACACTGTTCAAGGACATCTATTCTAAACCGTGGATCAGAGATTACACACTGGCTGTGTCTAAGATCATGCTAGGCGAGGCCAGAGGCAAATTTAACACCATTGCAGGACCACAGGGTGGTACGACATTGAACGGTGACGCATTGAAGCAAGAAGGTCAGGCAGAGATTGACAGATTAGAAGCAGACATAGGAAACTTCCAAGAAGGTGGAACACCACACAGTTTTGTTATTGGTTAATTGACCAAGATCTCCATTTAAATACCCTGCAATGAAAAAATCCAATTATAAAAATTACTCTGACCTATCGCTAGATGAACTGGAAAAGTTGGTAGAGGAGTTGGAAATTATAAGCATAAAGGCGTTGAAAGAACGCAAGAAGACCCTGAGAGCATCAATATTGAGATCTGTGAGAAAAGCAATTAAAGAGATTGAAAAACGTCTAAAAAAATAGTATAATAAACCTTATGCTGATAGGTGTAGTAGGGTTGATAGGTTCTGGCAAAGGCACTGTGTCTGACAGACTGGTGGAACGACACGGATATCAAAAAGACAGTTTCGCCAAGAGTCTCAAAGATGCCGTGGCCGCCATGTTCAACTGGGACAGGGCTCTGTTAGAAGGAGACACTGACGCCAGCAGACAATGGAGAGAACAGCCAGACGCTTTCTGGAGTGAGAAATTTGGCAAACCCACAACGCCAAGATGGGTGTTGCAGTACTTTGGCACGGAAGTGATGCGAGGCCAGATGTACGACGGCATTTGGGTGGACAGTTGCATTGGCAGATACAAAGGACAAAACACCGTAATAGCAGACACAAGATTCCCCAATGAAGTCAAACAGATCAGAGAACGTGGTGGTAAGATCATACTCGTAAAAAGAGGACAAGATCCCGACTGGTTCGTTGATTACACAGAGGGCAACATAGAACCAAAAGGTATACACAGTTCAGAGTATGCATGGGCGAAGGAAGAGTTTGATTTCGTTATCGAGAACAATGTAACCAAAGAAGAATTATACGCCAAGATCGACGACCTAATCGTCAGCGACAAGATCACCAACACGCCATCCCAATCTACGGGTACTGCCCAACCTTTGGCAATTGGCGCAAACAGTTTTTAGATTACTAGCAGAAGTATTCCTCAGATCACCATCAACGAACAGCACATCCATTTGTGATTTGTCCTGTGCTTTGAATCCGCACAACTCACATTTCTTGTGTTTCTTGTATCCAGATCTCTGTAGTGCAGTCACACCGCCAACCCGCTTGCCGGCCCGTTTTCTAATACAGGTATCGCACCGGCTACGCCAATACACC